TCATCACGTACATGCGCCGACACAGGTGCGAGTGATCGCCGCCGCCGTGGTGCTCGATGCACTTCTCGATCTGGTACTTCCCGGCGTGCATGCCGTGCTCGTTGTAGAGCACGATCAGCGACGAGTCGAACGCCTTCAACTCCGAGCGGAAGCGCTCGGAGATCGGCAGCGGCCCGTCGCCGACGAGCAGAATCTTCCCGACTTGTCTGATCGGCGGCACGCTAGATGCCGCTCACCAGCAAGTAGACCTTCGTGGCCGACAGATCGACGCCGTTCGCCACTTCGACGAGCGCGCCGTCCGCGCCGGTCTGCTTGAACATACGCAGCTTCGAGTTCGCCCTGTCGAGCACGGGCACGAAGCCGGTAGAGGCGCAGACTGGCAGGAACCAGTCCATCGTCGTGAGGCCGAACGTCGCGGCGTTGATCGGGTAGCCGCCCGTCGCCTGCGGGTACGCGTTGTCGAGCGCGAGTTCGCTGTCGATCAGCTTGCGCGAGCCGGGAACTTTCGTATCGACGGCCGTGTGCGCGACGGCCATGCCGATCAGCAGCACCGTTGCCAGCAGCACCAGAAAGATCGTTTCCATCTCGTTCTCCTGATTGCGTGTGAAAGAAGGGCCGGGTGTTACCCCGGCCCCTAGTGAGAGGGTTGAGGGACTTCGTGCTGGCCCGGACTACCGCAGGTACGCGGCGTCCACCTGAAGCGCCTCGATACGGCCGAGGGCGTTCGGCTTCGGGTACACGTAGTTGCCGTACTCCCGCTGGATCGCGGTGTAGGCCGCGTAGCCCGGAGTCCACTTCAGGATCGAACCGTCACGCTGCATCCACGACAACGGCGTGACCACGCCGTTGTTGACGTACTGCGAGTTGAACACGTGGATGATCATCGGCGGGCAGTCCACGTCCTTCGTGAACGGGATGCCGTTGTAGTCGAGAGTCTGGAAGCCACGATCCAGCTTCGACGTGTCGATGTAGCGCTTCAGCGCGATACCGAGCTTCAGGTACTTGTCCCACTGCGCTTGCGAGCAGACGATCGTGTCCGGTCCCTCGCCGCTCGCCGTCTCGATCAGGGAGATGATCTGCTGGAGATGGTCTTCCGCCAGAGCAGCCCCACCGGCCGAGATCACGTTGCCGCGCCAGATCGGGTAGGTCGTACGGGACAGCGCCTCGAAGGTGACGCCCGACGAGTTGTCCGACGCCAACTGGAGACCGATGTATTCCTTGTTCACCGAGTCCACGCGGACAACGATGTCGGTCGCAGTGAGCGTCAGGTTCGCCGAGACGGTGACGGTACGAGTCGAAGGCTCGTACGCGGTGATCTCGACGCCGCCCGCAGGCGTTCGCTTGACGGCCAGAGTCGAGTCCCACACGTCGATCTGGTCGCCCGCCTGCAAGTAGCGCCCGCCGAACTGCCCGAAGGCAGTGCCCGTCGCGCAGACGAACGTGTTCGCCGCGACGGTGTTGGCGTTGACAGTCGCCAAGATGCCGGTGCCGTCACCGTAGGTGATGATGTTCATGTGCTTGGTGAGGTCGTCGGTCGCTTGCGTGACCTCATCGTCGAGATGGTTCGCGAAGGCGCGGGCATCGGAGACGGAGTTCTCGATGTCCTTGTCGTACAGCTTCACGACTCCGAAGACTGCACGATCGAACACTTGGAACTTCTTCTCCTGCTGGCGCTTTGCGGTCGGCAGCGGATCATCCGAATTGCGAGCGCCGACGCCTGCGCGGTTGCCGCCCACGCGAGCGCTGCCCTCCCAATGATCGCCGCCGAGCCGCACAGCCTTCGCCTTCGTGAACTTCTTGCGGATCACAGCCTTCAGGTTCTGCTGCTCCACAATGGAGTCACCGTAGACATTCCTCAGAATGCCCCCGATGCGTGCGATGGTGCTTGCGTCGGCCACAGCGTTTTCTCCTGCCGCGCCGTTTGGTTGCTGGCGACGGCTTCTTGGGTGATTCGCTCCCCGCTCGGCTACTTCGTAAGCTGACTCGTTGCCGCCGCGATCCGGTCTTCCCGCTTGAGCGGTACAACCTGCCGCTTAGTCGGCCCTTGCGCCACTGGTGCGCCTCCCGATGGAGTCTTCGGAGTGTTGGCACTCCGAACCTGCTTGCCGGTGATGACCTTCTTCTTCGCCGCGACGCGCAACCCGGTGATGCGGTTGTGGTACTCGGTGAAGAGCCGATCGACATCGACAAAATTGTTCTTCCCGATGCGGTTCAAGATCGCCTTGTTCCCGGCGATCCTCTTCGCGACCGCATCGATCGCATCTTGGACCAAATCCTTGTCCCTGATGCCCTTCCCGGCCGCGAGCGATTCCACACGGCCCATGAACGTCTTCAGCACCCGCTGGTGCTCGGCGGGCAGTTCGCGCCGCTCCGGCTGCGCGCTGGCAGCGGCCGGGCGCGCGCCCTTCTTCGTGAGCGTCTCGATCTGCTTCTTCAGATCGCGAACCTGCTTCTCCAGCGGATCGGCGAACTCGCCCTCTTCGCCTTCCCCGCCCTCTTCGCCTTCGCCCCCGGCGTTGGCGATGAAGCCCTTCTCGGCCGCGTACTCCAAGAAGTCGGAGACGACTTGGCGGAACGTCTTCGCCGGGTAGTTGTCTTCGAGCACCTGAAGCAGATTCCCGACGCTCTGCTTGCCGTTGATGATGTCGTACAGCGTCTCGGCGTCCTGCAACTGGAGCGAGAGTTCTTCGAGACCGGCCTGTGGATTCGCCGGGTCGATCTCGATCGGGTAGTTCATCCCGGCGAGCGCCTCGGTGATCTGCGAGAACACCTGATGCTCCGGCGTCGGCTCGCCCGCTTCGGCGTCGATCTCGACTTCCTCGCCCTCTTCGCCGTCGCCCTCTTCGCCTTCTTCTTCCTCGTCGCCGGGCTGCTCGACTTCGCCTTCGTCGTCGCCGCCTTCAGGCTGCTCTTCTTCCTCGCCGCCTTCGGCCACTTCGGGCTGCTCTTCAATCTCTTCGTTCTCGCCCGTGTCCGCGCTCTGGACTTCCTCGGCCGCGTCGTCCGCGCCGCTGCCTGCCCCGGTGTTGCCGAGTTCCTTCACTGCCGTTTCGATCTGCTCGCGCGCCATCTTCTTTTTCTCCTGTTCTGGCTGAGATGAGAGCCGGGCGTCGAGCGCCCGGCCCCTCCCGCGTTACGGTGCCACGCCTTGCAAGGGCTACTTCTTCGCCGGTACTGCCGTCTCGTTGAAGCTGTCTTTGGTGCTGTGGTTCGGGCCGCGAGGTCCGAGCTTCGGGCCTTCGTTGCCGCTGAGTTGCTCGTTGCCGATCGAGTCCTTCGCGTCGGTGATCTTCTTCGCCGCCGCCTTCTCGCGCGCCCGCTTCACGTCCGCGCGCTCTTCCGGCGTGCTCGCGTCCTGCGGCACGTCCTGCTTGCCGCGCGGGCCGAGACTGGAGCCGCCCACGCCGGACTGCGCCTTGTCCGTCTTCTCGTTGCCGAGCGAGTCGAGCTTCTCGGTGTTACGAGGCGTCGGGTCGGCGGCCGGATCGGGCTTCGACTTCTTGCTCTCGTCGATCGGCTGCGCGTTTTCGACGGGCTGGTTCGGGGTCTCCGGCTGCGCTGCCGGTGCCGGTGCGCCGGTCTTCGCAGCCGCATTCTTCGCTGCTTGGTTCTTCGCCATCGTCTTACGCTCCTGCGGCTACGGCCGCGCCTTCTGCTTTTGCTGCTGCCTGCGTGCTCGCTACTGATGCACCCTGGCCCGGTACTTTGCTCAACGTCTTCTCCGGCCGCTTGTTCGGATCGAGCGCCGCGCCGACTTGCGCGTTCGGCGATCCCGGTGGCAGCGCGCCAGCGCCGCCCATCATGGCCGAAGGCGCGGGCATCGACGCCATCGTGACCTTCAGGTTGATGTACTCGGTGTACGCGAGCACCATCGCCTGAATGTTCGGATCGAGCGTCTCGAACTCTTCCGTCAGCGTGTACAGCGCGAAGAACTTCAGGAAGATGTCCCACTTCTGGAACGGCGACTCGAACGGCATCTCGCCGCGCTTCAGCTTCTCCAGATCGCGCTCTGCCTTGCGGAACTGGAGATCGTCGGCCAGATTCAGCCCTTCGAGGTTCACGAAGTCCATGATGTACTGCCGCGTCGAAGGATCGGTCGGATCGACAAGCCCCGACTGGATCATCATCGACACCAGTTCCATCTTCTCGGCGAGCAGGCGCGGCCGCGACGAGTCGGGCACGAAGTCGACCGAGCACGCGCCCTTCAGGTCATCGCCCGACAGCATCGCCGTCACGTAGCGCCCGTTCCAGCCGGACACCCGGACCTTGCGCTGCTCGTCCCAACCCTTGCGCGCAAGCAGCAGGATTTTCTTGTAGCGCAGGAGATGACACTGCTCCCACAGGTAGCGCTGCGTGCTCTTTGACTCTTCGGCCTTCGCTCCGAGGTACGCGATCGCGCGGAAGGCTTTGGCACCGCCCGCGTCGCCCTGCTCGATCCCCGCGATGTTGGCGATCTCAACGAAGTCCTGCAAGATCGCGTTGCGTAGCTGCCACACCTGCGGCGACACAGGCGACGGCAGCACGAACTCCGGCTTCATCTTCCCGTCGCCGATCGGGTCGTACTCGGCGACATCGGACGGATCGCCGCTCGGCGGCTTCGTCGTCTGCGTCTTCGGCCAGAGCCACTTGCCGACTGCGTTCGTCATGAACGCAAGCTCGATCAGCGAGTCGAGCCGATTCAGCCGCTTCTGCGCCGGGACGAGATCAGCGCCCGCGCCCTTGTTGTAGACGTTGGCAGGATCGGCTTCCCACGGGAAGAACGTGTACGGCGACGTGTAGCACTCGTCGGTGTCTTCGTCGTAGTTGTTGTTCACGCCGAAGTCCAGAACCTTTTCCCCGGCGTAGATCACGAACATGCCCCACCGCTGCATCAGCCCGGCGATCTCGCCGTCGAACTCAGCGATCTGGTCCTGCAAGTCCTTCGGAAGCTCGTCCCACCGCGCCCACACTTCCGTCACGGTCGCGCAGTCCTGCGCGTTCTCGTGCATGAAGTTGTAGTTGACCAAAGACCGCAGCGCTTCCGCGTACGCTTCCTGCGCTTCGCTCTTCTGGTCGCCCTTGATCCCGGCCGCGCGCTCGCCGTACATGCGCTTCAGCTTCGAGATCGGCTGCCGGTAGCGCCGCTCCACGCGCGCCGCGCTGTTCGGATCGGTGCAGTCGCGCGGCAGGAAGAACTCGAAGATCGGCCGCACTTCCGTCCTGATCTTGCCCTTGCCGTAGGACTCCGTTCCCATCGGGACGGCCGTGTCCTGCGGGTACATCAGCGTCGTCTGCGAGCCGCAGCGCGGGCACGGCATCTGCCCCTGCATCTCGCCGCCCTGCATCATGCCCTCTTGGCCTTCGGGCATCGGCCCCATGTCGAACGAGCCGCCGCAGTCGATGCAGCCGAGCATCATGCTCTTCTCGATCTGCTCGTCTTCGATCTGAGTCACGCCCGACGCATGCGAGTCGTCGAAGACATCGACGGTGACGCCCATGCCCCACAGCGCCCGGTGCTTCGAGAGCAGCGGAATCTGCAACTCGAAGCCCGACTCTTTGTCTATGGCTTTCGCGGCCTTCTCGCTGTACTCAGCCGCGCGCCGGTTCTGGTACGAGTCGTCATCCGGCGTCGCCACGACGCGCACGCGGCCGTACGAGTTCGCGCAGGCGTTCACGGCTTTGGCGAAGTAGTTCGACACCGGCATCGGCCGGGGCTTCGCCTTGTCCTGCGGGATCAGCGTGTACGTCTTCTTGTCGTCGTTCCACTCCAGCCACTGCCGCCGCTGGTAGAAGAGCGCCTCTTCGAGCCACTCCCGCTGTTCCGCAAAACGGCCGTGCGAGTCCTGCTTGTAAATCTTCTCGCCCCACGCGATCAATTCGCGTTCGAGTTCGGCCGTGCTGTTCTCCCGCTCGTCAGCACCGGCCGTCTTCATCTTGGCGTTCGTCGGCTTCACGGCTCTCCTAGAATCCGATCTGCTTGCCGATCACGTGCGCTGCGTAGAAGTCGAAGCTCTTTGCGGCCGCTGCCGCCGTCACTACTTGCCCGAAGAATCCCATCACCTGAGAAGCAGCGGGGATGTTGGTCGTGTTCGTGGCTTTCGCGGTCGAGTTGCCCGGCTGGTACACGCTCACCGTGCCCGTCGCGATCGTCATGATGAAGCTCTGCGCGCCCGGCGCCAGCGCGACGGTCGTGTCCGTGCGCGTCTGCGTGCCGCCTGAGCACGGCGAAGTGCAAGTCACCAGAAACCAGTTCGTGTCGGTGCTCAGGTGTTCGAGGTACACCGACTGCGTTGGCGGGCTGGTCGAGCCAGCGCCGGAGATTCCGACGCGCAGCGTGACGCTCGTTGTCTGCACCGGGTCGATCGTGAAATAGATCGTCTGGACGTTCTGAAGCTGAAAGAAGTCGTGGCCGTTGGTGGCCTGCCGCCAGCCGGTGAGCGCGCAGCCGTTGCCGCTCGTCGCGCCGGTCGTCATTCGCATCTTTCCTGTGGAAGCAACCGGGCTGCATGCCGCGACAATGCCCGTGACGTTGAAGGCGAAGCCGCCGCCGTGGTAGCCGCCATCGGTCGTGTTGAGCGATCCGCTGCCGAACTGCCAGCGCATCTCGAAGCCCGGCACCTTCGACAGCAGCGCGCCCGTGATCGTCGAGTCGAATAGCTCCCACGCCTTGTCGGTCGCGTTGTACGCCCATGACGACGCGGCCGCGCCGCTCGTACACGTCACCGCCCCGGCATCGTCCTTCGAGCAGAGCTTCTTCGACACGTTGTCGATGTAGACGCGCGCCTTGCCAGCGGCCGGAGTCGAAGGCGCGGCGATCGCCGTGCGGTCGTTGTAGCCGGTGAACGTCGCGGCGTTGTCGATGACGCCGGAGTACGTGTTCGTCGAGTTGAAGGTCTTGTTGGTGATGGCCTGCGAGGCCGCTTTCCACAGGAACTCGTCCGCGCCGCCCGGATCGCTGATCGTGATCGCGCGCGCGGCACCGGGATTCGCTGCCGTGACGTTGTAGTTGTTCGCCGTCCTGATCGTGAACGTAGGATCGATCTGCTCGACCGTGAGGCCGGACACCAGCGGGAAGCCCGTGACGCTGAAAGGCGTCGCGCCGCCGAGCACAACCGTCTGGTTGAACGTAGTCGAGCCGGTGAAGGTCTTGTCGCCGCCGATCGTCTGGTTCGTGATCATGTCCACGAACGTATAGCCCGGTGCGGTCGCTGGCGTCGGCACAACCGTCGTCAGGTCTTCGGTCGTGGTCCGCGCGTACCAGTTGTACTTCGCTGTCGGCACGTTCCCCGGATAGTTCGTCACGAGGTAGTAGCTGCCTGTCGGCACCAGCGACGTGTTCTGCGTGACGCGGCAGCCTGCGTGAGTCGTCCCGGCCGCGCCTGCTTCGTTCGCGCCGGTCTGCGGGTACGTGAACGTCGCCGCGCCCGTGCTCGTGATCTGGAAGAGGCCGTTGAAGGCCGTCGTCCCGCCCGTGACGCCGGAGATGACGATGTAGTCGCCGGTCGCGTACGGGTGATTCGCCGTCGTCGTGACCGTGACCACGTTCGCAGCGCGCGCGATCGACGAGACAGTCCGGTCGTTCGTGGTCGCGAGGATGACGATGTTCCCGTTCGCGTTGATCCGGCACGTGACCGTCTGCGGGGTGAAGCGCGTCACGCCGGAGATCGTCGCGTCGGCTCCCGGCCGGAGATCGAACGTCACCTTGCCGCTCGACACCGCCGTCCCGGTGAGGTCTTTGATCGTGCCGTACGGGTAGGTCAGCGTCTGCGCGTGCCCGTCGAGCGCGCACGCGAGCAGCAGCGCCAGCAGGAATGCGGAGATCAGCGCCCATCGGTAAGCCCGATCGAATCGCTTCATGCTCTGTGCTCCTTCGCCCACTCTTCCGCCCACTCTTCGGGAAGCGGTTGCGGGACTTCCGGCACCGTGCCGCGCCGGATAGCGCGTGACGCTTCGAGGTCTTCGGCGATCGCTTTCACTTCCGCCGTCTCAGCCGACAGCAGTTCGGCGTCTTTGGTGCCGTCGAAGTGCGGCTGATCGTTGAGCGCCGCAGGGTGGAATACTTGCCCCTGCTGGTTCTCGCTCACGCGCGGCTTGTCACGCCCGATCGGCAGCGTCAAGAGGCGCGGCCGGATCAACTTGTCTTCGAGCACCCATCGCACCTGCTCGTCTTTCGACATGAGCGCCTGCTGCTGAGAGCGCACGAGATCGCGCAGCGTGTCGATCTGGCGCTGCATGATCGCCATCATCTGCTCGTGCAGCGCGCGGTCGATCTTCGGGTTAGCCCTGCGCTCGGAGCGTTGCGAGCCTTGACGTTGCGCGCTCCACGGCCATTTCCACGCCATATTTCTCTCCCTCTTCCAGCGCCACGATGACGCCGTTCTCGTGCTCGAACAGGTTCGAGACTTCCTTGATCTCGAAGCCCTGATCGCAGAGCGCGTTGAAGATTCGCGTGCGCTCTTTGATGTGCTCCAGCTTGCAGTCGGGCGAGCAGTACAGCGGATCACCGTCGCCCGGCTTGTGCTTGTAGCCGATCTCGCAGTACTCGCACCGCTTGTCGCTACGCCGCTTAGTCGTCATCGCCGCCCGCCATCTGCGGAACCAGCTTGCGCGGGATCGCGACGTGGACGTGATCCTTGTCGCCGCCGACGATCTTCAGCTTGTTGTGGACGCGGGCGGGCTTCTCTGTCTTCTTGCCCTTCGGCCGCTCGCCCTCTTCCTCTTCCTCTTCCTCGTCCTGCTTGGCGGCCTTGCCCTTCGGCTTCAGGTTGCTCTTCGCGGGCTTCTTCTCCTCGCGCTCCCACGGGGGAGTCTCGGTCCCGCGCATGCCGCTGTCGTACAGCCCTTGCAGCCGCTTCTCCTGCTCGGCGCGCTGCTTCTCTTCCGTCGTTGCCATCGCGTTCTCCTAAGCTCGCAGGCTAGTTGCCCGCTGAAGCCGAATCAGACTTCTCGTCTGCGTTCACCGCATGGCCGTTGAGCGCCAGTTCGTTCGCGCCGCCGAGACAGCGCGTGCGCGCCTTGTCGAGCAGCGAGTCGCAGCAGTACCCGTACGCCCCGGCCGTGATGATGTTGAGCGGGATGCCGAGCTTCACGATCAGCGACTGCACGACGCCCGGCTGAAGGTGCCCGGCCACGATCCGCGCGATGTCGTTAACGAAGTCGGGGTTGATCACCCATCCCGCGAACGCCAGATTGCACCAGAACAGGCGCGCGACGATCTTCGCCCGGTTGCGCCAGAACCACTCGCGGATCGTGCCGATCGGCGAGGCCGAGCGCTTCACGCAGTCGGCCTTCAGGTACCAGTGAATCGCCTGCCCGCCGATGCAGAACAGCCAGAGGATAGCCGCCATCATCGCCCTTTCTTCTTGCCGAGTAGTTCCGCCTCGTACTCGCGGGCCTTGTTACGCCATGCGTTCAACTCGTTGAGGATGTCGGTGTAGAGCGCGCTCGTGATCGTCAGGTGCCGACGCGACAGCAGGAAGCCGAGATACACGCCGAGCAGTAGGCCGAAGAACAGGCTCGCCAACGACAGCGGGTGCTTCAGCGTGAGGTAGACCACGATGCCGCCGATCGCGAAGCCCACCACCGCGATCGTGACGTACAGCGCGATCAGGACCGCGCTCCACACCCACGCCCGTACTCGCTCGATCATTCCCATCTACACATCCCTCGTGATCGTGATCGTGAAGCCGAAGACCTTGAACTCTGTGCGCCTGCGCCGGGGAAACTCGATGATCTCGTACTCGTCGTAGTCGTGCGAGGCGATCTGCTGCGCCCGCGTGACCGGCCACTCGATCACTTGCGCGAGACGAACGCCCCAACCGCTACGCCGATCCCGATGCCGATCGCCACTGCCTTGCCGTTGCGCCGGAGCCGCTTCCAGAAGCCGCCGCCCTTCGCGGCCTTCTTGTAGTCCTCGGCCGTGGCCTTTTCCTTCTCGGCGATCTGCTGGAGTGCCTGATTGTTCTCGGCGCATGCGCGAAGCTGTAGCTCCTGTTCCTTGCAAACGGCCAGCCGATCGAACAGCGGCTTGGCCGATTCTTTGGGGAGTACAACGTCGCCTTCTTTAATCTCGGCGCGAGTGAGGCTTGGTGCGTCCGGCAGCGGCGTCTCGCTCACGACTCGCGGCTGCGCGGGTAACTCGACTACACGCGGTATCTCGCGGACCACCTGCGGAACCGTCTTCACTTCTTTGATCAGCTTCTCGTACTGCGCTACCTGCTTGGCCGTCTGCTCGTCGCGATAGCTGATCTGCTCGCGGAGCAGCTTGATCTCTTGGTCCCTCATTTCCTCGCGGGCCTTCGCGAGCAACGAGTCGTCGTGGGCTTGCTTCCACGACATGAACGCTACACCGAGCGCTATAACGCCCAAAGCGCAAAGAATCCACAGGCCGTACTTACGCACCTGCGGCTGCTGAAGTGACTGCGACTCCATTTTCTTCCTCCCTGATGACTTCCAGCGTGACTTCCTGGTTCAGCGCGAGCGCCTGCGCGATCTTGGTGAACAGCTTCTCGTACGCCGGGATGCTCGTGCCGCCTAAGATCGCCGTGCAGTTCGTATTCAGCGTGCCCGGCAGGATGCAGCCCTCGGAGTTCGGCGCGTCGTTGCCGGGGTGAAACCTGATCCCGGCGTAGCCCGGCACGTCGAGCACGTGCAGCATCTGGCGCTCGAAGCGCTGCGAGTAGTCGATGACTACCTTGTAGGGCTTGCCGCCGTTGTACTTGGTGGACGGGATCGCCGTGCGCCCTTTGATCTTCCACTTCTCCACCGGCACGCCCTGCTGCTCGCGCACGATGTCCTCGATCGTGTTGCACTCGAACTGGCAATCGACGTAGAGCGAGCCCGGCGTCGAGTCGCCGATCGGCGCTTTCGAGACCAGCTTCAGCTTCATATTCCCCCCCCTTTGCCCTTCGACTGCACGCCCTGCATGTACGCCACGCTCTTCTCGACCTCGCGGACCGCGTTCCACTGCGACGCCTGCCCTTGGTCGATGTGATTCAGCCTGCGCTCGTGCTCGGCCATCTGCTGCTCGATCTTGCCGGTGAAGAACTTGTATGTCCCGTAGCCCGTGACGACCTGCACGAGCACACCCACCGCCGCGACGATCAGTGTTCCGTACAGTGGTTCCACCGCAGCCTCCCGCTAGTTGAGGTTGACGACTACTCCCACTTGTCCGCCGCCGATCGTGAGCGGCCGCCCCGGGAGTTTGCGATGGGAATTATATAGATGACTCCCGTTTCTGAGATTTGCGGTTCCGTTTCTTCCGCCGCTCCCGGCGCTTGGCCGCTTTGGTCTTGGGCTTGGGGCGGTAGCGGAGAACGACATCGGCAATAGTGTCCAGTTCGCGGGGAGTTTTCATGATCCAACACACGCTCCTGTTCCCTGGAAATAGTGGCCGTTCCCGCCGACCAGCGGAAGCGAATGGACGTGGTGATAGCACCAGCCACAGACCAGCAACCCACAGCGCTTGCAGCGTCGTCGCCTGCCGCCCGATTCCTCGCCGCAATCCTCGCAGCGATGGCCGAATTGCTTTGTGTAGTCGGCGGCCATCTTTCGGCCTGCCGTCGCGTTCCGTGGCTGCGCGACCGAGCGTTTCCCCGGATAACTCATGCGGTCAGCTCCTTGTAGGTCAGCCGCTTCCCGGCGACTGCGGTTACGAAGCTATCCAGCCGCTCCAGCGTGTGACGGGCCACGTTGCCAGCGTCTTTCGGGAACAGCCTCATCGTGCCTCCTACTTCGCCCACATCCGAAGGGTCGAGGTATTGCCGACGCCGCAAGCCGCCAGTGTCACGCGCACGTAGCGCGAGGCCAGCGGCGACAGTGCGACGGTCGCGCCTACCGTGGTAGCGGTGTACTGCTTGGTCTGCGTCGCGGCGGCAGCGATGGAGTCGATGGTGAGCGGCGCGGTCGTACAGGTCGAGTCCGTACACATCTCGACCGTGAGCGCGGCCGTACCCGCCGAGCAGACGCCATGAATGGAGAGCTTGTCGTGATTCCCGCGCAGGTCGATGATGACCTGCTGTTGCGTGTTCGCCGCCGAGGTCGTCTGCGGGTACATGAACGCGCCCTGTTGGACCATCGGATTGATAGTCCCGTTGCTGCTGCTGCCGCCGTAGGGAGCGACCTCTTGCATCAGGTTCACGCCGTTCGCCGCGTTCATGCCCGCCGAGACGTTATTCGTCAGCGTCTCGATGGTCGTCATGTTGCTATGCGAACCGCCAAGCATGCGCGGGGTGCAGACCGTGGACTGGACGGAGCAGGGGAAGTGCCGGACTTGGTTGTTCGAGTTATCGAACAGCCCGATGCCTACCGGGTCGCCGGGGGCCGCGCCGTCCACGGCCTGCCCGGTGATACGCAGGCGGCGCAGGGAGTCGATGCGGAACGGCGCGTAGTTGCCCTCGGTCACGGTCCCGGTCGCGGTGTCGTCGAACTGTCCGACGATACCGGCCGCCGTGATGCCCTCACCGTCCGAGTCCGTGATGGCCTTGATGGAGCGGATGGCGTCGAGGTCCACTCCGTCATAGAGGGACTGGAACACCGCCAGCCCTCGCCCGTTCACGCCATCGAGCGTTGCGCTGGCGATGAACGGATTCACGATGTTCGCGGGCAAGTCATCGCTCACCGCCACCTGCGCCCCGCCAGCGACATAGAGCTTGCGACGGCAATCCACGCGCAGCGGGCCGAAGTTGTTCTCCGTCAGAGCGGTCGGGGAGGTATCGTCGCACTGTGCGTTGCTCGATACGTTCGGGATGCCAGCGCCCGTTGTGTTCTGCGTGTTCGCCGTCTGTGTCCAGCGCGTCCACCGCGAACCGGCGGCGTCCCACACCATGCTGAACGCGCCCATCGGCGGAGCAGTCGGGTTCGCGAAGGCGTCCGAGAGCGCGGTCGCAGCCGTCGGCGCGACGCCATTCCACTGCGCCACGTTGACGTTCGTTTGCGGTGGCGTGGTCGGGATCACGCCCCATGCGTCGCCCATCGGCGAGCGCGCGATCGCGAGCCAGTTCACTCGCACGCTCGGCGACGATCCGCCCGTGAACGTCGGCTCGATCGTCATGTAGTCCCACAGGCCGGACACCAGCCGCATCGTGTCGGTCGTCGTCGTGTCCGTCTGGAGCGTGTCGCACGTACCGCCGCGCATACAGCCCTTCAGGACGATCGAGGCCGTCGCGGGCGAGCCGCTGATCTTGTACTCCAGCTTCATCAGGCCGGAGCCGATCGAGTTGTTGAACGTCAGCGTCGAGCCGCTCGCGCCTGTCTGCGTCTGCCGCTCGATCGGTGACTGCGCCTGCGCCATGTTCGCCAGCAGGATCGCCAGCGTGAAAGCCGCCACTCGCATGAATCGCTTCATGTCACTCTCCCGCAAGGTGGTAGTAGAAGCTGTTCGGCTTCGGTTCCTGTGAGGCCCGCGCTGCTTCGGCGCGTAGTTGGTTCCAGGCTTCTTCGGTCTCGGCCGACTCGTCGATGCACTGCATGCAGAGATACCGGATGATCACCCGGCGTCCCTGAAACATCTCCGGCCGCCAGCCCTGCTCGCGCAGTCGCTGCGGCAGGTGCTCCGTGTCCCAGTACCGCATATCGAGCCGGACGAAGTGATCGACGACTTGATTGCCGTCGTCGTCGTACAGGCCGGGGATCAGGCTCGGCCGATCGGGTGTCCCGCAGCGGTTGCACGCATTCCCGCCTTCACGGGTGAAGCCGATCTGCTCGCTCACTCCTGCCTACCTTTTACGAAGTTCCGTTCGCCTTCGCTTCTCGCCGTGCGTGGATGATCCGGCCGGTCTCTTTCTGTGTGATCTCACGAGCACCGGCAGCTACGGCCAGCGCCTTCTTCGACAGGCAAATGTCGAAGTGCTCATAGACCGTGCCCGCCTTCTGGAGCCACTTGCGAGCGACGCCAATCCTGTCGGCCATCGCGAGCAGTTCCTCAGTCGAGTCTGCGAGCATGTGGCACATCTTCATACCCCGGTACGGTGCCGCCATGTCGTCCACGTAGACCACTCAGTCCTCGATGAACTTCTTCCACACCCACAGCCCGGCTCCGAACACGGTGAGACCTACCAGCACGCCCCACCGGAACGGCCACGTCGCGAAGACGGCCAGCGCGTAGATCATGCCGCCGAGCAACAGGCCGACTACCAGCCCGGCCAGCAGAACGAACTTCACCATGTCCTTCATGAAGCTGCCGTCCATCAGTTGCCTCCGCAAAAGAGCGCTGCCCGATCCTCCCCCAACCGGGCAGCGCGGTAGTGCATCGCCTTGCATTGTTAGGAAGTCGGCGCGACGGGCGTGCGATAGAAGACCGAGCACCGGACGGCTCCGGCACCCGGCGTGCCCGTGGTCGTGATCCGCAGCTTGGCGGCCGAGCCTTGCACCGGCCCGGCGTTGTTCGCGTTCGCCGTGTTCCACTGCGCGATCCCCACGGAAGTCGCGCCCGCCGTCATCGTAGCGTTCGCGGCCGCGAAGCGCGCGGCCACAGTGGCGTCACCGAGCGCCCAATCCGTCGCGGTCGTGATCGTGGTCGTGACGCGACAGTTCACCGCGTCGATCAGCGAGTTCGCCGGGAGCAGGTTGGCCGTCGAATCGGTCGTCGCGCCGCCCGTCGAGAGCGTGATCAGTTCCGAACTCACGCCGCTCTTCCACGTGGACGCATTCGCCGTCTGCACGGTCACGGCATCCGTCTTCAGGCTGCCGCCGTAGGTGTTGATCGTGTCTGTCAGGCTGATCTCGCCCGCAGCCGAGCGCTTCAGGCCGACATCCGGCCCGGCGTTCTCCGTCGCCTCGAACGCGAAGCCCATCGCTGTGTAGATCACCCACCCCGACACGACGCGCGGCAACTGCGCGAACGCTGCCGTGCTCAGGACCGCCACGATCAGAAGCGCCGAGATCGCGGCGAAGATTCTGCCTCTGCTTCTCATGTTCGTTTCTCCGTGTACTGCTGTGATCTCGGCGCTCTTCACGCCGGAAGTTTAGGGACGAGCCGCTTATTTGCTGTCTGCATCAGTTTCCCCGCTCCCCTCACAAGCGAGTCAGTACCTGTAACTGATCGGCCACAGGCTCCCGTGCAGCACCTTTGTCAAAGAACGTCGGTCTTCGTCCCATCTCAATGTGTCAGCATCACGCGCGGGTTGTGCCCGACGTGGAACCAGCGGCACGCCCAACACCGATAGGCTTCGGCCGCGCTCGTCTGGTTCTTGTTCCTCGCCATCCGGCGCGCTACTTGCAGCGCGCGATCCATCGTGCGGTACTGCTCTTTGTAGGAGCAGTCGAACGGCACTTCCTCGATCCCGTCGCGGATCGCTTGCACCACGCAGGCGAGCATCAGCGGAGATCGCACGGGACCAGCCCGCCGCCTCTCGCCTCGCCCTCGAAGTAGGCGTTGAACGCGAGGTCGGACTTTATGTCCTGCTCGCGCATCCAGAATGCCTGCCGCGCGCTCACCCATCCGTGGACTTCGCTGCCGAGGATCACTAGATTCCCGTGCGAGAAGTCGCGCTTGTCGCCGTTCTGGTGGTGAACCTCTTCGTCTTCCCGCAGCGGGCGGCCGAGCTTCTTCGCGGCTTCGTAGCGATGGACGTACTCGCCTTTGCGCGGCCCCATCGTGTTGAAGCGCGGATAGCCCTTCTTCGTGATGCGGTAAGCGAAGCCGTCGTGTCGCAGCTTCTTCTTCGACATGTCGCCTCGCTTATGCGTCGAGGCGAGTCGAGTAAGGATTGGCCGCGCTCGCGATTTGATCACCTACACAGGTTCCGCTGCGATCGACGTGATGATCGCTCACGTCGCCGTGGTCTTCCTGATCCGACAGGATCAGGCCGCCGATCTCCGCGCGCATGCTGGAGTTCTGCGCGCAGATTCTCGCGTGCTCGACTACCTGCAGCAGGTTCACGCGCGCCAGCCGACGCTCTTCGCGCTCGCGATAGAGATCAGCCGTCAGTACGTCCACGTCGTACTTGCGGCCGTTCTTTAGTAGCGTGATCTCGTCGTTCTTTGAGGCGATTTCGCGGCCCATCGCGTCGAGCTCCAGCTTGCGCCCTTCGGCGAGTTCGCGCATGTCGCGCAATTTGTCCGAAACTCGGACTGCGAGCAGCGCGAAGACCACGCTGATCACGATGAATACCGCCAGCACCACTCCAAGTGCCTGATGTTCAAACATGTTTTGCTCTCCGTTTTTCAGCCTGTGCCGCCCGAAGAGCCGCTTCGGCGACTTCTTGCGTCATCGCTTCCAGCGGGACTTTCGCAAGCGGGGGCCGTGTCATCAGCCCGTACCGAACTGTGTCGGGCGGGTGATCTTCTCCATCGGTGTCGCAGTCTTCCGGGTCTCCGGTCTCTGCATGCACCAACGTCGGGATCGTGCGGATCACGTTGTAGCACGTCTCGAAAACTTGCAGCATCGGCGGCTTGACGAGCTTCTCGTCCTCGTCGCGCTCCCATGCTAGATACTCGTGGACTCTCGCCCATCCGGCGAGGCGCGCGTTCGATCCTGCGACGCACTGAAGCCCGCCGTCCTGAAGCTGCTCGATGACGGACTTGCCGCCGTCCTGCATTCCCATCTTGCAGGCCGGATCGATCACGGTGTACGCGATCTGCTCGTCGGCCGAGAGCTTGATCACCTGCTTCGCGACCTTCTCCGGCGTCCACTCGCGCACGTACAACTCGCGATAGATGTACACGCGCCGCGATGGCGAGACCGCGAACCAGAGCACGCACGTAAAGCCCGGATAGAAGCCCCAATCGATCGCCCGGAATCTCTTCCAGTACGACGGGATCACGAACGGCTTGCAGACATGAAGCTCCCTGCGCCACTCGCTGAAGAACTGGCCGACGAACAAGTCCCAATCGCCTTCGGCGTACGCCTTCGCCATCTGAGGCGGCAGCGACTTCAGTTCCTCGAAGTAGGACTCCGGGTTGTACGGGTTGTCGGTTGCCTTCGACTGGATGAACAGGAACTGATCGCCGTACTTACGAAGCCACGGCGGCAGATCGCGATCGATCCAGTACCGCTTCACCCATGCGTGCCCCTTGCCGCCCGGATTCGTGCCGCCCACGAACGGGTGCAGGAATCCCACCGGGAAGCTCGGCTCTTTCGGCTTCCTCGGCCAGCGCAAACGCTTGCGGAGTTCGTCGAACCTGTCTTCGGTGTTCTTTGTTAGCTCGTCGATGAAGATCGCTGCGAACTCAACGGAGTCGTACTTCGACGGCTCGTCGAGATTGCACAGGAAGATGATCCCCGCGCCGAACTTCTCCGCGAGCCGGAAGTGCAGGCCGAGTTCCTTGCTGCTCTTCGTCTCGCCGAGCCACTTCGGGAACTCGATCGCGATCTTCGACAACTGGCGCTTCTGAAGCTGCGGGTAGTCCTCGCAGAACAGCCCGACGACGACGTTTTGCACGCCGTAGCGGAAGAACGCCCACATCAGGAACAGGACCGCGCCCCATCTCAGGGCGAACGACTTGCCGCCGCCGGCCGCGCCGCCGTACAGGATGAACTTAAAGAGGCCCGACTTCAGCGCATCGAAAAACTCGCGCTGCTTCGGAGTCTGGTTCACCAACTCCGAAAACCGGATCATCACCTTCGGGTCCGAGCTTTGGACTGTGCGCGCTCGCGCCATCACATGTCGAAGACGACGACAACGTTCGAGTCGTTGATCTCCGTCCCTCCCGCGCCGCCGCCGAGAGCGCCCTTTAGCTTGAAGTAGGTTTCGAGGTACTTGTGGCGCACGTACATGTTCGGCTTGCGCGCGACTTCGGAGATGTTCTTGTCATCGACGCGCTTCATGACGACTTCTTGGTCTTCGGCGTCGAGTCCCTCTTTGAGCCGCTTGATCGCGTGGGATAACCGGATCTCTTTGTCCAGAGCCTTGTCGATCGCAGCGCGAACGTCGGCCGTCAGCAGCGTTGACGACTTCGTGCGCGCCGTGCTCGGCGAGTATCCCGCCGCGAGCGCCGCCTGCTCCTGCGTCTTGCCTTCGAGCAGTCCCTTCACGAAGCGCTGCTTGCGCGGGCTGCGTACCGACGCGAGCACTTCACCATCGTCGAGTTTTCCGTTGCTCTTCCCGTTTGGTTTCGCCATCGTCGCCTCGCCGCTTACGCCGATCCGTGGACAGGCGCGCAGCTTTCAGGAACGCGATCAGGATCACAACTGAAACGTAGATCGTCGCGCCGAGCCAGTCGAAGTCAGAGGCAGGCATTTCACCTGTTCCTCGCGGAAGGTTTGGACTTTCGCTCTCGTCAGGCACCACGCGCACTCGACGATGACCTCGCCGGTCAGATCGTCTTTCTTGCAGAAGCAGATTGTCCCGTGCAGCCCGGCGTTCACGCGCATCTCGTGAACTGTGATCGAGGAAGGATCGTGGTCGCGGAGTCGTTGTGGTTCGCGGAGTCGAATGCGGAGAGGTTCTTTTAGGCGGCTGATGCGATCCGCCTGCGGGTCTTCACCGGAGATCATTTCTTCGGCGGTCGTCGGAGTCACGTAGCGCAGCGGCCGCGTGAACGATCGATCGCACGAGTACACCGGGACTGTGTTGCGCCGGGACACCAATGCCTCCATGTACTACGCCCCACTGTCGCAGGGGATGCGGCTCGCTGGCCGCTCGCCCGACTACCGGGTGAGCCTTACTTCTAAAGGGTTACGGATGTCGTACATCGTCGTGCTGTTCCTATGCCCTGTCAACTGTGAATTGCTGGTTATAATGGTAGTTACCCCGTGCCCTTCGCCATCAGGAGTGGCCCATGAAACCCTGTGGATGCGGCCCCAATAGCACCTGCCCTGAGCACGCGCCGGATAACGAGAAGATCAGCCGTGCGCTTGCGACTTACGAGCCTGCGCCCCCTTCCGTACCTGCTTCAGCACCTTCGACACTGCCGGTTGAGTCACGCCGCATCGTACGGCGATCGCGGACTGCACGACGCCGTGAGCGTCGAGACGCTTGATCTTCTCGATCGTCTCTGCCGTGATCGGTCTTCCTGCTGCCATCGTGTCCGCTCCATTGAGGCTGCTCGTTCGAGACAGCCTGATTGTGTTCGGCCATGTGGTGATCGTGGATCAACGGCACTAGGTTCGGCTTCCCATCGACGAGCACGCGATCGTCGCGCCCGCGCCCTCGCCCGTTCACGTGATGCGCGTCCCACTTAATTTCAGCGGTCCACCCGTACGGCGTCGGATCGGCGACGAATGCGTAGCCGAACTTTTGGCCGCAGCCGCACTGGCAGACACCCTTGAAGTGCGCGAGCGATTCGAGTCGTCGTAGCGCCCATGCTTCGGCAGTGATGCAGACCTCGCGGCCGCTAAAATACGGCTTGTAGTACCTGATCCCCGATCGAACAACCCATGAGGCTTCGCGTTTCGCGCGCCGCCGTAGCCCGCAGGAACGGGTAGGTGCGCCGGAGCGCGTCGAGCTTAACTTCGAGCGCCGCCTTAACGGCTTCCCGGCCTTCAGTCGCGACTTTTGCTGCAATCGCTTCTTTCGCCTTAACATTCATCCTCCCTCTGGTGACTCGCCGGTACTCCGCGATCAGCCTCTTCCGTGTCGCCGCGATCCGCTTGTCGCCGCCGCGCCCGGTCGCAATCGAGCGCGCCTGATGCGCTCCGCGCTCGCGCCGATGTTCGTTCTCCAGCACCTGCTTCGCGAGCGGCGTCATCCAGCGGCCCCGGTATTTGACTCGGCCCTTCACGCTGGCCGCGTCCCGCTGCCCTTCACCCGGCGCTGCTTGAACTCCACGATCTTGTCACGCGCGTACTCGCGCAGCGATCGCGTCTCGTGGACCGGCTCCGGCACGGCCGCGTTCGTGCGCTCGATCAGGAACGAGCCGCCGCACTCCCCGCAGTCGAGCGACATCACGTTGAGGTCACTGATCTTCTGCGGCAGCTTGCGCTTCGACAGAAACTCGAAGAACGAGTGTTCATGCCCGCATGATGGACAAAAAATCATCGCTTCCTCCTAAGCCCCTGATAGGCTTCTTGGTTGCTCTGGCCCTCTTGCTCTTCGCATGGTCCCTGCATGAAGTACTCGGCGATCGCTTCCAGTGCGTCGCCGTCCGTCGTGAGTCCGTAGATCAGCCGCGCGGCCGCGAGCGCGTCGCGGATCGGCCCTTCGGCCGAGCGCTCCGTCTTGATCGTGATCCGCGCGGTCTCTTCGAGCGCCAGCCCGCGCTCCGAGTTGAGCAGCGCCCGGAACTCCGGTGCCTTCCTGCGCCGGGCTTCAGCCAGCCAGCGCTCGCTCAGGCGCTGGCGCTCCGGCAGGTTCACCATCATCTTCAGGTTCTCGTTCGGCACGTCGAACCAGCGCTGCTCCGGCAGCGACTTGAAGGACTGGTACACCTTCTTCATCTCGAACACGAGGCCGCGCGCCGCGTCGAGCGAGTCTACGTAGTTCTCGAAGGTCTTGTAGCCGAGCAACCGATAGAGATCGCCCTGCTGCATCTCGTAGGCGAGCTTCCCCATCAGCTTCGAGTAGGTGCGCCAGTTCTTCGGGACCGAGCGCAGCGCCTTGTCGATCTTCTTGGCGCGAGCGAGTTTTGCGCGGCCGCTCACAGCGCGATCTGCCGGTAGCCGATCTCTGCGGACTTCGAGTTGAAGACTTCCGCCGCCGCGTCGCCGATGTTGAAGCCGAGCTTCTGCGCGATCAGGTCGAGGTAGACGAACGTGTCGCCGAGTTCCTTGCGGAGCTTGTTGCGAAGTTCGTCGGCGGTCTCCTTGTTGCCGGGAATGCCGTCGCGCAGGCGATTCAGCTTCTTCGCGACGTTTGCTGCCTCACCAAGTTCACCGAGCACTGCGACGAACCAATCGCTCGTGCTCCAGTCATCCAGCTTGTGATTGAATCCTTCCGGGCTTTCGCATCGTTCGCGATTTACCCGGCTGAAGCGCTCGAACGTCAGTTCGTACGTTGGGTATCCCATCACTTTCCTCCCCGATTGGTAGCTCTGGTGCTTTGTGTTGCGACATGGGCCGGTCGCCGTAGATGGCGACGAACTTCTTGATCTCGCTCG